TGGATCTTCTCGCTGAGATGGACCAACGCGGCTGGGATACGAATGACTACCAACACGGAGACTACTAATGGCTAAATATCCAATCCATACCACCGGCGTACATACTGCCGTGTATCCTCACCTGCACCGGGAAGACCCTGAGTACGGTGACTACAAGGTTACCTTCCGTCTGACTGAGGAAGAGGCTCAAGAGTTCATCAAGGTTCACGACTCCCTGATGCCGGTCGCCCGTGATATGTGGAACGGAAAGGGCAAGCAGGTTGACTTTGCTGGCTCACCCATCCGACCCGAAGAGGACGAAAACGAAGAGCCTACCGGCCAGTGGCTTGTGACTTTCAAGGTCAAAGCTACAGGTCAGAACCGGAACACCGGTGAGACTTGGGATAACACTCCCGACATGGTTGATGCCTCAGGCAAACGTATCGAAGGCGACCGCCCCCGAGTAGGCGGTGGCTCCAAGGTAGCTGTGGCATATCAGGCTTACCCATGGTACGGCACCAGCAAGATCGTCAAGGGTGCAGGCGTAAGCTTCCGCCTCAAGGCTGTACAGATCGTCGAGCTGGTTGAGTTCGGTGGCGGCGGCGGTTCCTTCGGTGTTGTCGAGGGTGGCTACGTGGCTCCTGAAGCACCTGCTGGTAACAGCTCAGGGTTCGCAGACCGCTCTGAGGAAAGCGGTTCCACTATGGACCCGGACTTCTAAGATGCCATCCAAGAACAAGACTAGGATGACATCGCTGGGCTATCGCTCGGGCTTTGAGGAACGCATCGCGTCGTCTCTCGAGGCCCGGGAGTCACCCTTTGCCTATGAACCTGGAACCGTTAAGTATCTGATCCACCGGTACACCCGCTTCCGGCCTGACTTTGTTCTCCCTAATGGCATCGTCATTGAGGCCAAGGGGTGGTTCCAATCCGCCGACAGGACAAAGCACCTCCGGCTGCGTGAAGAGCACCCACAGATTGACTTGCGGTTCGTCTTCCAGAACTCCCGTCAACTACTCAGCAAGGCAAGCAAGACCTCCTATGGTCTCTGGGCTGATAAGTACGGCTTCAAGTATGCTCACAAGGACATACCTGATGAGTGGCTGACAGAGGACAGTGAGTCCACCCGGATCTCCAAGGACTACATCAAAGGACTGGGGTGGTTACCATGAGCAACTCCCGCAAGATTAACATGCTGGTGATTCACTGCTCGTGGACACCGCCTGAGATGGACATCGGCACCAGTACAATCAGACGCTGGCATCGGGCTAACGGATGGCTGGACATCGGCTACCACTACGTCATCAAGCGTGATGGCACGGTCGAGAACGGTCGCCCAGCGCATCAGCAAGGTGCTCATGCTCGCGGCTACAACCGGCACAGCTTGGGCATATGCCTGATCGGTGGCAAGGGTGCGGATGGTAACGACGAGAGGAACTTCACCGAGGCTCAGTACAAATCCCTGAGAGAGCTGATTGCTCGGCTTAAGGATGAGCATCCCATCGAGGACATCGTAGGTCACTGCGATCTAGACGACAACAAGACATGCCCTACCTTCGACGTTGGCGCATGGCTATCCCAAGGAAAGGACACCGACAATGACTCAGACAACGAAAGTGCTTAGTCACTTGATGAAGCATGGCCCTATCAGCAAGCGAGAAGCCAGCATGCACTACCAGATTGACCACCTTCCTGTGGTGATCCGTGAGCTGCGTAAGGCTGGGCACTACATCAACACGGAGATGCATACCGATCCCAACGGTGTACGCTACTCCCGCTACCGCTTGAATAAGTAGAGCCACCATGGCTGACGACAGTACGTTCATACAGCATGAGCCTTGCCCCGCCTGTGGGAGTAAGGATAACCTGGCGCGATACTCGGATGGTTCCGGGTATTGCTTCGGGTGTAAGCATCACGAGAAGGGGGAGGGTCAATCACGACCCATGCCCTCGACACCACCGAAGGAAACAGCCATGCTGACCGACCTCGAGATACTCCCCATTCCTTCCCGGAAGATCACGAAGAAAACTTGTGAACGCTTCGGGTATGCTATGGGTAAGGACAAGGCCGACAAGACCTGCCATGTATCACCATACTATGTCGATGGACGGCTTGTCGCTCAGCACCTGCGCTATCCTCACAAGAAGTTCAAGATCGTAGGCGACACTTCAAACCTCCCCTTCTTTGGCCAGAAGCATTGCAGTGGGAGCGGTCGCCGGATCGTAGTGACTGAGGGTCAGCTTGATGCCATGGCTGTGGACCAAGTCTTGGGTAACTCATGGCCTGTCGTTAGCATACCGCATGGCACTGGTTCAGCGGTTAAGACTGTAAAGAATAACATCGCATTCCTTGAGGGGTACGACGAGGTCGTGTTCATGTTTGACATGGATGAGCCGGGGCAAGAGGCAGCAGTTGAATGCGCCCTCTTACTCAGTCCGGGTAAGGCGAAGATTGCCACGCTCCCCCTCAAGGATGCATCGGAATGTCTTGTCCAAGGGCAGACCAAAGCCATCACCTCCGCCGTGTGGGAAGCAACTCCCTATCGGCCTGATGGTCTGGTTCGCGTCTCTGATATCAAAGAGGATGCCTTAGCCCCCTTGGAGATGGGCCTGCCGTGGCCGTGGGAAGGACTTACAAAGGCTACCTATGGTCGCCACCGTGGTCAGGTGATCACGCTTGGTGCCGGTACAGGTATCGGTAAGTCTGATGTGTTCACGCAGATCATAGCCCACACCATCGCCGACAAGGAGCAGGGAGGCTTGGGTCTCCCCGCTGCTGTATTCTACCTGGAGCAGATGCCCAAAGAGACAGTCCGACGCATCGCAGGTAAGACTGCGGGCCGTCCATTCCATGTTCCCCTCGAGGAAGGGGAGTGGTCTCAGGACGAATACACCAAGGTTATGGATGACCTTGAGAAGAAGGACCGCCTGACTTTCTACAACCACTTCGGTGAGACGGATTGGTCTGTGATCGAAGGGCACATCCGTTACCTGTACCTAGCCGAGGGTGTTCTTGATTTCTTCATTGACCACCTGACCGCTATGGCTGACCCGGAGAACGAGAAGGAATCTCTTGAGACCCTGATGAAGGAAGTGGCAACACTGGCTCAGGAGCTTGAGATCACGATCTGCATGATCTCCCATCTGACCACCCCTGACAAGGGCAAGTCCCACGAAGAAGGGGGACGGGTTACTATTCGTCAGTTCAAGGGCAGTCGCAGCATTGGCTTCTGGTCCCACGTGATGATTGGCCTCGAGAGAGACCAGCAGTCTGACGATGATCAGCTCAAGAACATCACGACCATGCGTATCCTGAAGGAGCGATACACGGGGAGAGGTACAGGTTCGCTTGTTTATCTCCAGTATGATCACTCCACTGGCATGCTCCATGAGATCGATAGCCTGCCTGATACGGAAGGGTTCCAAGATCACACCAGAGTAGCTGCCTCGGCAGACTTCTAGTTCCAACAACCACACAATGAGAGGAGGCGCGATATGTCACGTCTTGTATTCGATATCGAGACCAATGGTTTTCTCGACGTAACCGACCGTGTCCATTGCATCGTGGTCTATGACCTCGACGATGAACGCGCCTACAGTTTCTCTGCTGACACCTCGCTTGACGGTGTCGACGGGACGATTGACGAGGGCCTAGCAATGCTCTCGGAAGCTGACACTGTGATCGGCCATAACATCCTAGGCTTCGATCTTCCAGCCCTCTCCAAGGTGTACCCTGAGTGGGACGGTGCGACTGGCGAGGTGCTCGACACCCTTGTTCTTTCACGCCTCAAGTACCCGCACCTCCGGGGCTTGGACTTTGCCAAGCGAGCTACTGTGGCTGACTATCCCATCACTGGTAAGGACATTGGTTCCCACTCATTGAGGGCTTGGGGCCTGCGCCTCAAGAACCACAAGGACGACTACGACGGAGGCTGGGAACACCTGTCACAGGACATGCTGGACTACTGCGTGCAGGACGTGATGGTTAACGTCGCGTTGTACCAGAAGCTTGAAGACCTCCTCGAGACAGCTCCTACTGCTGTTCACCTTGAGCATGAGACCTTCAAGATTGTCCACCGCCAGTCCGAGCACGGCTTCCTGTTTGACATGCAGTCTGCTCAGGACCTGTATGGTGATCTGGTTGCACGGCGTGAAGAGTTGCGTACTCAGTTGATCGACCGCTTTGGTACTTGGTATGAGAGCGGCGGTGAGTTCACTCCCAAGGTGAACAACAAGAAGCTGGGGTACACCAAGGGCGAGACAGTGACCAAGGTTAAGGTCATTGAGTTCAACCCCTCCTCGCTCCAGCACATTGCCAACCGGTTCAAGACTGAGTACGGCTGGAAGCCTACTGAGTTCACACCTGATGGTCGTCCCAAGATGGATGAAAGCATCCTGTCTACTCTGGACTACCCTGAGGCCAAGATGATTGGTGAGTACCTACTGCTACAGAAGAGGTGCGGACAGCTTGCTGAAGGTAAGCAGGCATTGATGCACTCAGTCTCACCAGAGGATGGTCGCATCCATGGCTACGTCAACACCAATGGCGCAGTGACAGGACGCATGACCCACTCCAAGCCTAACCTGGCGCAGATCCCCGGGAACCGATCTCCTTACGGTGAGAGGTTTCGATCTCTTATGACAGTTCCTGAGGACATGAAGCTAGTCGGCATCGACGCCTCTGGCTTGGAGCTGCGTATGCTGGCTCACTACATGGGCGCATATGACAACGGTGAGTACGCACAGGTCGTAGCTGAAGGTGATGTACACTCAGCCAACCAAGCGGCGGCTGGGCTTGAGACGCGTGATCAGGCCAAGACGTTCATCTATGCGTTCCTGTATGGAGCAGGCATCCCGAAGCTGGGGTCGATTGTGGCTCCTGATGAAAGCTCTTCCGAGCAGGCTAAGGTTGGTGGTGCATTGCGTCATCGTTTCCTGAAGTCGCTACCCGCACTCAGTTACTTGATCAACGACGTGCAGGCGGCGGCTAAGAAGAAGGACTCCTTGCTCGGCTTGGATAAGCGTATCATCCCTGTCCGCTCACAGCATGCAGCCCTCAACACGTTGCTCCAAGGAGCGGGTGCCGTTGTCATGAAGCAGGCCCTTGTCCATCTGGATGCGACCCTGCGTAAGCATGTCGGTGACAATGACTACGAGTTCGTAGCCAACGTCCACGACGAATGGCAGATCGAGTGTGACTCCAAGTTTGCTGAGGACATCGGCAAGGCTGGTGTCTCTTCTATTGAACAGGCAGGGCGGTCCTTGGGCCTCCGCTGTCCACTGACGGGTGACTACAACGTCGGTACTAACTGGGCGGAGACTCACTAATGATGCCTTCAGACTACCTATGGACCAGCCTGTATTCGTTTCTGGTCGATATCAAAAACCTGACGATCCCTTATGCGGATTACAAGAAAGCCGAAGCTGATCTCCGTGACCAGCTTCATGGCACCTACGAATACCGGGGCAAGACTCGTCCCCTTTATCAACTATCAACATTAGAGGAATGGTTCAATGAGTACGACAGAAGCACAACAGGGGCGACCACAGAAGTCCATCAAGTACGACCGACCGAACCCGTGGCTTGAGTCCTGCGACGGTAAGGCTGGCGTCCGCCGTGACGACGTGAGTGAATACACGGTCACTGAGGGTAAGGACGGCGAGCATGGACTGCGTCTGAACTTCTTCACCCCCGTACTGGGCATCGTGTTCGCGAGGAACCTCGAGTCCTATGAGGAAGCTCAGGACATCGTCCGGACAATCTTGGGGCAGAGCATTCTGTACCACACTCAGTCTCGGGATACCTCTTCAGTACAGCCCTCGCTACCCTTGGACCAGTACGATGCGTGAGCTGACCCTACTGATCGACGGCGACATTGTCCTGTTCCAAGCTTCGGCTGCGGAGGAAGAGAAGTATGACTGGCAGAATGGTACGAGTACCGTCTACTCTGACCCTGACCGGATCATGCGGATCGTCCGAGGTTCCATCAATAACCTAGTTGTTAAGCTCAAAGCTACCGGGGTTATCGTGGCTCTGTCTGATCCCAAGAAGAACTTCCGCAAGAAGATCCTGAGTACCTACAAAGAGAACCGCAAGGGAAGCACAAAGCCTTCCGGCTGGGCAGCTGCCCGTAAGCTGGTCGAGGAAAGTAACTATCGGATCTATGAACGTCCTACTCTTGAAGGGGATGACGTCATGGGTATCCTCGCTACGCATCCTACGTTGGTTCCCGGTAAGAAGATTGTGGTGTCCATTGACAAGGACATGGAGACAGTCCCCTGCACGTGGTACAACCCCAACCAATCTGAGAAGGGGCCGCAGAAGATCGACGAAGAACAGGCTAACTGGTTCCACATGTTCCAGACCCTGACCGGGGATCAGGTTGACAACTACAAAGGCTGTCCTCGGATCGGCCCAGTGAAAGCCACGGACATCCTCGAGGGTCTTACTGACCCAGCTGACATGTGGGAAGCCGTGGTCGAAACCTACGTCACCAAAGGTCTTACCGAGGACCATGCCCTCACTCAGGCCCGATGTGCCCGTATCCTCCGTCACACCGACTATGACTTCAATAAGAAGGAACCAATCCTATGGACTCCACCCAAGAAGACCTGATCAACAACCCGTCCCACTACACTCAGTACCTCATCGAACCCGTCACGTTTGTCATGCGTAACAAGATGGAGTTCTGGCGAGGCAACATCATCAAGTATGCATCCCGAGCTGGCAGTAAGATGTACGAGGGGATGGACGAAGCTGAGAGCGAGATGATCGACCTCGAGAAGGTCAAGCGGTATGCCGACATGCGTATCAACATGCTACGTGGGCAGACGGAACTATGACCGGGCGGGATATGTACTGGCTTGAGGAGTCGGGCATCGGAGTTTCTACTGTCAACGTGCAGGTGAGCTGCGGTGCTGCCAACGCCTCAAGCGTGGCTGTTGCCTTTTACCGTGAAGTCAATGACATGAACCCCATCCTTGTACGTCTCGAGGACCTCGGCCAGCTTGTTGGCTTCCTCAATGAGTTCGAGGCCGGTAACCTGGAGATACCCACTGACACAACCCTTTGATGTACTGAGACTTTTCAGATTCAACCACCTTAACAGGGAGACGAAAGATCGAACCCTTACCTAAAATGGATGATTGGCCCAGCGTTTCACCCGCTTTTGTGCGCTATCTCCAACGCAAATACCCCGACACAACTCCAATGCGAGCGACATCGCTCCTCGAGTTGGGTCAAGCTCAGGGCCGTCGAGAGGTGGTCCAGTTCATAGAGAACCTACAGAAGGCCCAGAAACGTGGGTCGATTCTCGACTAACCAGATACCAAACGCAGGATGTTCCCATGTGCTTTATGTCAGCCCCGAAGGTGGCACCCCCACCTCCCGCTCAGGTCGCTCCTAAGCCGCCTCAAGCTCCTAGGCTTAACACTGAAGAGGCACCGGGACGCCTGCGAAACCGCAGCAAGGTCGGACGCAATTCTCTTAAGGTTGGCTTGCAGTCTCCCGGAGGCAACGGCTTGAAGGTCCCCATGTAAATGGTGGAAGAAACCCTTGAAGTCGTTACAGCCGCCTCCCGGTACAAGAAGCTTGCTGAGAAGCGCAGCCCTTACGAGCGCCGTGCTGAGGAAGTATCTGAGCTGACGATCCCGACGTTGTTTCCTAAGACAGGCGACAACGCCTACACTACATTCGAGACAGCCTATCAAGGCATGGGCGCACGAGGTGTCAACAACCTCGCGTCCAAGCTGCTGCTCGCTTTGTTCCCCCCTAACGCTCCATTCTTCAGGCTGACGATTGAACCGTCGGTCAAGCAAGAACTGGATGAACAGGAAGGTCTCGCCGAAGAGATCGACCTAGCACTTGCCGAAGCAGAAAAGACAATGCAACGCGCCACCGAGGCGTCTACCCTACGCATTGCTATCTTTGAGACCCTTAAACATCTGCTAATTACAGGCAACATGCTGGTGTATTTGGACCCCAACACGGGGAACCCCAGAGTGTTTTCACTCCGCCAGTACGTCGTAGCCCGAGGGGCCGACGACCTCCCATACGAAATCGTGGTATGCGAGAAGGTCTCAGCACGTACACTCCCAGAACAAGCAAGTCTTCTGCTTGATAATATCGAAGACAGTGATGAGGACATCGACCTCTACACGCACATTAAGCTGATCGACAGCCGCTGGCAGGTCCAGCAGGAAGTTAACGGCCAGGTTATTCCCGGCACTGATGGCTCCTACCCTAAGGATGCCAGTCCTTGGATCGCCCTCCGCGCAACTCGCGTTGATGGTGAAGACTACGGACGGTCCTACCTTGAGGAATATGCAGGCGACCTGCGTTCCCTCGAAGGTTTATCCCAAAGTGTAGTTGAAGCTGCCGCTGCGGCTGCTGAGGTTAAGTTCCTCGTCAGCCCTAATGGTATCACACGCATCGACGACCTTCTCGAAACAGAGAACGGCGGGTTCGTTGTAGGTGAGGCTAATGACGTAGTGGCTTTGCAGCTTGAGAAGTTCGCTGATCTACGGATCGCTGACGCTGCAATCCGGCGCATTGAAGAACGCCTGAGCATGGCCTTCCTAATGAACACCTCGGTCCAGCGTGATGCAGAGCGTGTGACGGCTGAGGAAATCAGGTTCGTCGCTGGTGAGCTTGAAGACGCCCTAGGTGGTTTCTATTCCAACCTTGCGGTAGAACTCCAGCTCCCCATTGTTAAGCGCCTGATGCACCAGCACGACGTTAAGGTCAAGAACATCGAGCCTGTCATTGTCACAGGTCTTGAAGCACTGGGCCGTGGGCATGACCTTACCCGTCTTCGTGGGTTCCTGTCGGACATCACAGCTCTGGCAGAGGTACGTCCTGAAGTCCTCATGCGGCTGGACGAGAACGCTATCTTGGACCAGCTAACCGTAGGACACGGCATCGAGCGAGGTGCATTCCTTCTTTCAGAGGAAGAGTTCCAACAGAAAATGATGCAGCAACAGATGGCTGCGCTGGCTCAGCAGGCAGCTCCGGGTCTTATCGACAAGGCGGCTGACCAGATGGGCATGCAACAACAACAAGAGAGTGAGCAAAATGGCTAACAAGAAACCGACGGCAACTACGCTATCAGCCGATGCCAAGGAAACCGATGTGGTGATCGACACTAGCGATGACATCATCCCCGGCGCTGACCCGGATCCAGAAGCACAGCAACGCGCAAAGGAAAACCTTGCGGCTGTTGGTGGTAAGCTGGACGAGCATAGCTCCGTGAGTGCTTACGGCAACATCATCACCAAGAATTAGTAGGAGGTAGTATCATGTCACAGCAGCAGACAGTTACCTTCCAGACCGACGAAGCTCCCGCTGTCGATCCCAACTTGACAGCTAGTGGTGCCGCCGAGGGTAAGACCACAGACAACGATGGTTCCTCGGATGGCGACGGTAAGATCCTTGGTAAGTTCTCCAGTACGGAGGAGCTGATCGAGAGCTATCGCGAACTCGAGCGTAAGCTTGGGCAGGGTGGCAGCACCGACGCTGAAGCAGGTGAGGCTTCAAGCGAACCAGTAGAAACCCCTACAGCCGAAGAAGCTGATCAGGTGGTCTCTGACCTTGGCTTCGATATGAATGCCTTGTCCAGCGAATGGAACGACAACGACGGGAAGCTCACCGATGAGACCCGCTCGGCCCTGAACTCCAAGGGCTTGTCGGATGAAATGATCGATGCCTTCATTCAGGGGCAGGAGGCGTTGGCCACACAGTTGACCAATGACATCCATAACCTGGCCGGTGGCAAGGACAACTTCGAGTCAATGATGGCGTGGGCCAATGACAACATGACGGTGGACGAGAAGACCGTCTACAACAACGTCATGGAGAGTGGCTCTAAGGACGAGATCAACGTAGCCGTGAAGGGCCTAGTCGCTCAGTACAACGCTACCAAAGAGCCGAACCTTCTCCAAGGCAAGGGCACCAGTATGCCTAGTGGACCCAAGCCGTATGAGTCTCGCGCTCAGTGGCTCAAAGATATCAACACGCCTGACTACAAGACCGACCCAGCCTTCCGTAATAAGGTCATGGAGCGGATGGCAGTCAGCAACCTGTAAGGACTACAGTCATGTTTTCACTCATCGTAAAGGGCATCACCAGCGTCCTCAGCGGCTGGGTGAAAACCCGACAAGTCAAGGCTGAGGGTAAAGTTAAGGTCGCCGTAGCGCAGGCTGAGGCTCAGGCCAAGGTCGCCACCGCAGAGCGCGACTGGGACACCGAAGCTCTCCGTCAATCCCAATACTCATGGAAGGATGAATACCTGACGATCATTCTGTCAGCTCCCTTTGTGGGATCATTCTTCCCGGGTATTCAGGATCACGTTATGAAGGGCTGGGAGTACGTAACCCAAGCTCCCGTTTGGTATCAGGTGGCGTTCCTCGGAACCGTAGCCGCATCGTTCGGATTGCGCTGGTGGTTCACCCGTACCAACATGGAGGTCATGTCTCGAGATGGTTAAGTCAACCTACGTACTGATCGATGACGTGGCCACGGATCACACCGGTGCGCTTACTGAGATCGACAACTTCAACAGGGTCGAGTACGGCGTTGTTCAATGCAAGATCACAAGCACGGGGACCGTGACCCTACAAGGGCGGACGACCTCTAACATGCCGTGGCTCGATATCATTACCTTCACACAGGACGACGGGCGACGGGTCACCGCCTTCCCTGAGATGCGAGCAGTTTCCTCAGGTGTATCAGGTGGTCCTATCAGGGTGGAAATGAGGTTCTAATATGCTTGGATGGATCAAACGAAAGCTCCAGCCTTCCATCACAGCGAAGGAGCTGGATGAAGCGATGGCTACAGTAGCGCCTAAGCCGCCTGTAGAGGACCCTAAGACCACCGCTTGGGTTGGGCAACCCGTCACCATAGCCACAGGACAGCGTCGAACAGACGCCCATGTGCGCCGATGGAGAGGCCGTAAGCAACGCCTCAAGACCATCATCGCCCGTCATCGTGCGAAGGGGGAAGAGATT